GTTTGTCGTTAGACACTACAAATTCCAAACTAAATCTACCGTCTGATAAATCTGCAAGGTACTCATTTGTTAATTCTTCGAGATCTTTTACTAGATTCTCTATTTTATATGCAAGTAGTCCGTTTGTGCTAAATGCTTTTTTCAGTATTTCTACGCTACTGAGGACGTCATTTACTTCATCCATATCAAGACTTAAGTCTGATAATTGCTGAATCATATCATCTGTTTGTTCGCCAATAATTGATAGCTTTGTATTGTGTCTTTCTATTCTTTCGTTCTCTGCTATTACTTTTGTTACTCTGTCTTGTCTATCAAATATTCTTTCTTTCAATTTAAAAATCTTATCCTGTACTTTTTCTGAGTCTGGAACTAGTACAGGTAGGGTTTGGTCTATGCTTCTAAAAAGAGACTCCCATTCGTTTATTTGTGTTTCCATTTGTTTAAGTCTGGCATTGTCATTATTCGTTGTATCTATTTTTTCATTAAGCCAGTCTAGTTTGTCTTGTAATGAAGCACGAGTTTTTCTATGCCCAAATAATTCTTGTTCTATAAATGACTTGTCTATGTCTTGTCCACAAGTCGGGCATCCTGCCTCATCTACTTTTAGTAAGTCCTCATACTTCTTAATCATTCTTACTTCTTGATTACCCTGCGATCTTAACTCTCCAACTTCTTCAATTAAAGTAGCTGTAGGCGTAAATGCATTATTCTCTATATAAGTTTTCGCTAGTCCTAAATCTATGTGTTCTAACTGGCTTTTGAATAAATTATTTTGGTTAATCTTTTTCGTGATTTCCGAGATATTTTCAAACTCTATTTGTGAAGAACGCAAAGCTTCTTCATCTTCTTCCGAGTAAAATGGTAATTCCAATTTCGAAAGTAGTGATGTATCTTCCAATTTATTATCTGATAACCATTTTTCTATTGTGTCAATTTTCCCTTGCACCATAGAAACGTTCCCACTCATGCCTCGTGATAATTCTTTAAACACTTCAAAGTATTGTACATACTTATCTAGTTGTAGAAGGTCAATCAAAAATCTTTTACGATTTGTATCAGTGGCAGTTAAGAACTGCAATGATGCATTTGTATTTTGATAAACAATCTGTGAGAATGTTTTAAAGTCAATACCTAATATTTCTTCTAGTGTCTTGTAAGTATTAGTTGCAGTATGACTGGAGATATCTTCCCCATTCTTATACAGCTTAACTTTTATACTGCCTTTACGGGCTACGTCAATTTTGTACTCATCTTCTCTAACTGCAAAAGTCAAAGTTATATCATAGCCTTTAGCAACTTCACGATTTGGTATGTCTGCTTTTTTGATTCCTTTAGAATTCTTATTGAATAATACTTCTTCAAGGATTAAGGGAATAGAACTTTTACCAGTTCCATTTGTACCGACTAATTGTGTTACTATGCTGTCATTGAGATCTAACTCATTATCTGAACCATAGCTGAAACAATTATTCCACTGTAACTTCTTTAGCGTAATCACTAAACACTCCTAAAATATTTTTAACCTTTATGGTTTCTAACTCTAATATATAACTTAAGTACTCACTTAATTCTTCTTCCATTGACATTTCTTTGTCTAATATTAGAGTCGCCTCTGTTTTTCTTCTTATAACTTTTTTATCTAGTAATTCACTATTCTTAATATTACTTAAGTCAGCTACGTCGCCTTCAATCTCATAGATTGTATGATCCCATTCTGTTTGAACCATGTCGTTTGGGTCGGTAACTGTTTTACGAATTAACTGTGGTAAATTAAAAGTATGCCAATCCCAAGCAAAATCTTTCTTAGGATCGATTATTAAATATCCTGTCTCTACATTGTTCCTATGAAAACTTGTAGTCATAGGTGAGCCAGGATATACTATGTTTCTTTGTGTATTACTATGTGCATGCAAATCGCCTGCAAATACTACTTTGAATTTATCAAAGCGTTTTAAGTCTACTTCTGGTTGTACATGAGGGGGTATTTCTCCTCGTACATGAGTAAACAATATACTATCTTCTACAGCTTCTATACTCTTATCTCTGTGTAAGTCTGCGTAAGGTAGTATTGTCCAGTTATCTCTGGAATATGTTTCGTCTATTACTGTTACTAAAGGGTTTAATTCAGTAGTAACCTTTTTCAAGTTTGTAAAAAATGTTTTATTCTTTCGTGTAGCTTCGTGGTTGCCATCATATATGATAGTCTCGACGCCCACACCTTTTACAAAATCAAAGTATAGTGTAAGTTCATCCATGGTAGGGACTCGATCAAACAAGTCCCCTCCAATGATGTGCAAATCAACATCTTTTTCAAGATCATAAACTTGGTCGAAGAACAACTTATAGCGTGAGCAAGCCCAAGCTATTGGTACATTCTTTTGTCCAAGTTTAATATGCCAATCTGCAGTGAATAGAATCATGCTACGAAGTCGTCCCCTTCATTCCACGAGCAGCCTGTTAAGCCACCTGCTTTTAAAGCTTTTAGTGTTCGTAATATTTCATCTGCATTTCTTCCTGTATCTAATGCATTTACTGATACATGCTGTATTGTTCCTTCTGGGTCGATAATATATGTCGCTCGGTATGGTACTCCCTCTTCCAGACTGACGATCCCTAGCTTATCAGCTAAGTATAGTCCGCAGTCTGCTGCAAGTATATGGTTGATATCTCTAATTAAAGAGTTATCTTTTTTCCAAGCAATTTTACAATATTCATTATCTCCACTAATTCCTATAACATCAGCTTCTCCCATGAGGGTATCCATTGCTGCTATCTCTGTAGGACAAATGAATGTGAAGTCTTTTGGATAGAAGTATACAACTGACCACTCGCCAGGTATAAGTACATCTATATCTACAATGTCGTTCAATTCATTAACGCCTTGAAGGTTTAGTGAAGGGAAAGTATCTCCTACTGTTATCATAGTACTCCCCTAAGAAATGTCGAATTCGTCAGAGATAGACTCGTCAGGAGTATTAGCTGCCCCTTCTCTTAATCTATCTAGTAATTCTTTTTGTGCATCTGGTGTTGGTCTAGTAAGTACTTCGTCCATAGACTTTAGCTCTGCTACTAATTCCATTTCTTCAGGAGATAGTGCACGCTGTTTACATTTAAGAGCCTGTAATTGATACTCTACATTGTAAGCCATTGGTCCAGTTTTAACTCTTTTGAAGTAAACATCCCAACCAGTAACAAATTCAGTTGGATCGCCAAGATCTTCTGCTGCAACCATTATCTGCTCTAGGAGTTTTTTCTTTAAGTTTAGTACTTTGACTTTTCCGTCATGAATACATTGGATCGCATAAGACCAACCACATTTAAGTTCTGGGTGATATTCTCTTACCCAGTCTTTTTCTAAGTTGGTGAATGCTTCGGTGTCTCTATCGAATGATAGACACTCGAACGGTAAATTTTTACCATTTTCGCCTTTCAACCAGTAAACATAGCGAGGAAGCATATCCCCTACCATTCTTACTACGTTGTCGCCTTCGACATATTGATAACTGTCGATTTTATTCTTTTGGGCTTCGCCCTTGGTTTGATTAAATTTTATTGCCATTTTAATTCCTTATTATTATTGATTTCTTCGAATATGAAGTGAATACGATTCTCCTCAACTCTCAGTAATCTGTTGTTTTTAATACTGTCCTCATCCCCTGTAAAGTGGAGGAGGTCTAATGTGGTATCTTTATTTTTTTGATACTCGAAATAATTGCGTAATGATGCGATACCTGCATACTGCGCAATCTCACTATCTGAGTATCTCCTTCTTTGAATGAATAACGCCTCTGGGTTTACTAGGAACGAATCCCCATGAAAACTTTTAGTCCAGAACTTGTATATTCTATCATATCTATTCACTGGTGGTAGCTTATAGGTAAGTATATGGAGTATTGTCAAAATATCTTTGACACTCCCGTTGCTTTCCCTTTTTACTTTTTCCCAATTATAGAATAACATATTATAACAAACTTTTAACTCCGTGTCAAGATATATTTTTTCATGCTATATATCGAAAACATCATACCCCTGTCTCATATAGTAACCTCGTCTCGCGGCAGCTTGTTTTCTAGCTGTGCGACCCTCTAAATTTATATCTATAATCCTAGGCTGTGGCTTTCCGTC